TTGAATGATGATAAATTAGCACCATACATAGCAGGTTCTGTTGCTCATCAAACAGGTGTGTGGGCTGTTCAAAATTTTGAAGAATTCGCATATAAAGCTCTCGCATGTCCTTATTTTTCATCAATGGGTATGGTTAGTGGTGAAATGGTCTCATTAGCGGAAAATAGAAGAGATTTTCATTGTATTATTGATACTCCTGATATTAATGCACAATCAGTAGTTAATTGGAGAACAAGCGGCAATCATAATTCAAAATTCGAATCAATATATTTCCCTTGGTTAATGAAACTAGATTCATATACTAAAAAAGTAGTTTCTGTGCCACCAACCGGTTCGGTACTACAATCTATGGCATTAACACAGAAGAATGGTAAAATTTGTGATGCTCCTGCAGGTACAATCAGAGGAGTTATTTTTGATGCTGTAGCAATATCGAAAGATATCAAATTATCACAAGTGATGAGAGATAGATTATATGCGATGGGTATCAATCCAATTATTAAAGGGTTGACTACAGGTATTAGTATTATGGGTCAAAAAACCACATATGCAAAAACATCACCTATGCAAAAAGTAGGAACTATGATTATGATTGAACAAATAGTTAGAGATTTATCTATGGCTGGTAAAAATTATCTATTTGATTTAAGTATCCCAAGCTTATGGAATAAAATACAAAATGATTTCCAATCTTATTTGAATTTATATGTTTCAAATAGTTGTTTGGCAGAAGCGACAGCTGATGTTAGTGCAGCTTATAATCCACCGATTGTATTAGCTCAGTCTAAATTAAATGCGTTGGTAGCGATTAAACCGAGTCCTTACATGGAAAACTTAATAATCCCAATCAGTGTTGGTTAAGATTAGTTTGAAATTGGTCGCTTAATTATATAGTGACCAATTTCAACTAAATAATATGTAAAGTGACTATAACTATTTAAAAAGATAAAGTTATGACAAATATAAGTACAAAAGAATTTTTAAAACTCTTCCCAAAAGCAAACCTAAATATAGAAAATCGGAATATAGATTCAACTCTTAAACGATTCATCATAAAATTTAATCATAAATTGGATAAATCCTGGCAAACAGTTGGAAAATATTTGAGAATATTTTTTAAAGAACAAGAGTTAGAATTAAAAGGTAAGAACAATATGGATTATTTGTATTGGGAAACAAGAGGTTGGGATAATCCAAAACAAATAGTTTCGAATGAAGTTGCGAAAAATTTTTCAAAAGTATCTTCAAAATTTTATGAAACTCGAGGTTTCTCTTCAGACGAAGCGAAAGTAAAAGCGGAGCGCTTTTACTATGACAAAATTAAAGGTAAACGACTACTACCAACCCAATTAAATTATTATATTCAAAAAGGTCAATCACCAGAAGAAGCGAAATATTCTCTAAAAGTTGAACAAACAAAAAGGTCGGCTAAACTTGTAGCTAAGGAAAAAGTCAAACCTGAATTAAAAAGAGAGAGATTATGGAATCATATTGAATATTGGTTGTCTAAAGGTTACTCGGAAGAACAGAGTTATCAACTTATGTCTGAAAAATTCAAAGAAAGAAACTTACAAACTTTTAAGAACTTAGTTGAAAAAAATATATCCAAAGGTATGAATAAAACCCAAGCTACAGAACAAGCTACTAAACATTACAAATCTAAAGCCAAAAAAACAATGCAAACCAGGATAAAAAATAAATCATTTGGTTGGTATAAAGCGTCTAAACAATCATTGGATTTTTTTAAACCTCTTATGGATTATCTTGATGAAGAGAATATAGAATATTATGTAGGTGATGATGAACATCAAGAATATTTCATAGCAAAAGGTTCGGACTATTTTTATTCATATGATTTTTGTATTCCTTCAAAAAAAATTATATTTGAATATAATGGTGAACATGTTCATCCTAATCCAAAAATGACGGTAGAAGAGTGGAAAAACTGGAAACATTGTTGGACTAAAGAGAATGCGGACGAGTGTAGAAAAAAAGAAGATAGAAAAATAAAAGTTGCAGAAGAAAGAGGATTTACAGTTATTGAAATATATGAAAGTGATGAAATTAGTTCAATTGAACTAATTTCAAAAAGTTAATCTAATACATCATTTTCTTTTTTTCGCTGTATAATTAATTGTTCTATCCAAAACCCTCTTTCTTTAGGAGACATAAATAATATTTCGTTCCGCTGCATATGCATGTGATATGATAAAGACCAAATTTCATATAAAATATTATCTTTCTCAGTTTTTAGGTTTTCGAGGATTGAAATGATTATTTCTTTTTTAAATGATTTCAATCCTCTTCTGAGAAAAAATTTGTAAGGTCAACCACAACTTCTGTTTCTTCTTTTAAGCCACATTTAGAACATTTAACATTGACATCTAACATAGCACCTATATCATTTATATTGGTAAAATTATCAATGATAATTTTAAAATCTTTCGGATTCATTTCTTCAATCCATTGAGCAATAAAACCTTTATCAATTACCTCTTGATTATTACCATTATTAATTACATTCACTTTTTGAATACAACTAACAATTTTATCTAATTGTTCTGATACTTCATCATCGTTCGCCTTTTGAATATCTATCGATTCTTGAAAAATTAAGGGTGTCATTGTTATTTCAAAATTTTTATGTTTAAATGTTAAATCATCTATATTTTCTAACGTTTTTATTGGTAGTGTATTATAATCTATGGATTGTTCATTTGATGTTTTGCATTCTGAACAGGTCCAAGATATTGTAGTCATTTTCCCGTATGTTAGTATTCTTGATTGTAAAAGTAAAAATTCAACATCTGCCCTAATTAGTAATTCTGGTTTTTTTAAACCTAACACTACATTTTGAAGAATGATCATTGGTGTTTTTAATTCCTCTGTTAAATATTCATCAGTCCACAATAATTCATCTTTTGTTGTTAATGATCGTATTTGAACAGCTCCCACATTTAATGTATTTTCTTCAAAAATATCTGGATGATTATCATTGTATGGAAATCCTTTAGATGGTAATTCAACTTTAATATAAACTGGTTCATAGCTTTGTAATAATGGATTAACTTGACTCATATATTATTCCTTTTTTAAATCTATTTATGAAAAAAAAACTATAAATAAAATAAATAGTGATATAATAAATGATTCTTGATAGGAGATAAAATGAATTTTGTTGAATTGGTTGAAATGACCGAACAGTTAGAAACTACATTAAATGTATTGAATGAAAAACAAATAGGTTTTTTTAAAAAAATATTAGAAGAAGGTAATGAAATTGAATTCGACATTCTACATTCTGTTGACTTATTAGTAGAGTATGTACAATCATACCAAGATGATGAAATAGATATAATTGTAGAAGCGGTGGATGGATTGGATATATTAACTATATTATTAGAAGAACTACAAAAAAATGCATCTGATAAAGAGTTAGTTTTGAAAGAAAGTAAACAACGAATCGATGATATTGAATTGGATTTAGAAATTGAAGAAGAATCAGAAACATTCACTTTATTATCTATTGTAACTAATGTATTGACCGAAATGGTTGGAGAAGAAACAGTTGAGAATATGCCTGCTGAAATGGTGTTTGATATCATAAATGAAACTAAAAACTTAGATATTGATATTGTTATTGATGATATGAGCATGATTGAAGTTGTTGAGAATGTGTCAACACAAATAAAAACATCGCTTCAAGAAGGGTTAATTGATTTTGATTCAAGTGATTATGATTGTGAAAGTTTGAAAGAATTTCTAAGTGACTACAGTGATATGGATGATTTATTAGAAGAAATGAAACAAGTTAATGAAGAAGTTTTATCGGAATCAATGGATTTGGATGCTGCTAGATTATTATTGAAATCAAAACAAGCTATGAGTCTTATTGAAACTAAAAAAACACGTTGTAATTCTGGAGACAAATCTTGTATGATTAAAAAAATAAAAGCAGCTAAAAATTATTTTTCAAAAAATAAAACTCGTAGTGGTCATGATATTGCAAAAGATTTCAAGCCTGGTAAATTAACAGGAAAATTAAAAAAACATATATCTGCAGCAGCGGCCGCAGCGAAAAAAAGAAAATTCTCTTATCCTCCAGGATATTTTCAATTTATAATGGTGCCGGCATTGTTAAACAAAATGGGTCACAAAGGCGGACACATTTCATCATCGGATAGAATGGTTAAAAATTAAGAACACTTATGATTATCTATCATAAGCCCCGAATTGATCGAAAATTACAAAAAATTTTTGATCGATTCATCGATTCTACATCAAAGAAAATCCCATTTTATTCAAAATTTCTTAAAACAATTTCGAATGATGAAACTCAACTCTTTTTAGATTATTTTTCTTTTAAAACTAAAACAGATTTGAAAGATATACATAAAAAACTATTACGTTTCAGAAATAATAAAATTAAAAAAATTGAAATCATTATCGATTTGGTGTTTTCTCATAAAGATAAAAAAATATGGAAACAAGAACATGAAATTCTAATCAGGGGGATTGAATTGGGTAATATGTATCAAATTCAATATAAAAAATATAAACATGATCCATACCCTTTAGTTATATTCTTGAATGATTATGACCATAATCATCAAAATTTCCAAGCAATTAATTTACATTATTTACAAATACCATTGAGAAAAGTATTGATTGAAACTATACTGAAAGTTAATTCCAATAGAATTAAACAGAAAAAATCAATGATAGTGACAATGGATATATTGAATAATATAATTCCTATGATTCATATTGTTTTACGTAATTATAAAGCGTCAGAAATTAAAGTTATTGAAAAAATTAATATATCTCAATGGAAAACACACTTAGAAATTGATAAACATTTGATTTCCTATAAATAGTTTAAAAAGTATTGTTAAATAATTGAATTTGTTTTTCAATGAAAAGGTATACATAATGTCATTTTTCAACTCAAATAATCTCAAAACTATTATTGAATGTAAATTAACTGAAACCGAATACACTCTTTTGTCGATATTTCATATTATGGGTATGACCTCATACCGTTCAATTTATAAAAAAGTTTTTATAAGTAAAAGCTCAAAAATTTTAAAAGTTATTAATACAGCTAATATTAAAGCTAAAGAAGGCTATTTAATAGAAGAAGTTTATGTTAAATTTTATAAAAGTAGGTATGAATATATATATATTCCTTATTCAGTATTTTCGCAAGTGAAAGATATAGGGAAGGGTAAATTACAAAATAGTGATTGGTTTAAAACAAATATTGCTATGATGAAACGTTACAACTCATTATTATTTAAAATGAATCCAAAATTATTTGAACGATTGTATAAACAACATTTACAATATTTAAGATAATAGGAGATAAAATGTTTAATAAAACTGTTCCTGGAAACGCTAGACCAGATGATTTTAGAGATACTAAATTACAAGAATTGATGAAACTTATGATTTCGACTGATTTAGAACAACAGAAGAAATTACGAAGAGTTATCGAAGATGGACTTATCGCACCTCAAACATTAAGTAAAAATTTAGATTCGGAATTTGGAAAAGATTTTGCAGTTGGTTTGAAGTCTGATTTTGGAAAATGGAATGATATGTTTAATGATTCTATCAAATCAGAAAAAGAAATTAATGAGAATATGTTATCGTATATACATGATTTAGTTCAAAGTAGTACTACATTGAAACATAATTCACCTGAGTTAGACATCAGAACAGTATTATCGTCATATATCAATGAAACAACAAATGAACCTACGCCGATTAGTGATGTATCTTCAATTTTGGGCTCGGTATCGGAGGATTTTAAAAAGAATTTAAAAAATTTTAAAGTGAAACATACCGATAGTAAAATTAATACCATTGAAATGACTGGTGAATGGGTTGATGAATTTGATGAAATTGTAAATCGTTTAATAATTGAAATAGATAAAAATAATTTATTACTTAAAGATAGTTCTGGTATTGAAAAAAATAATATTTTATCAAAATTATCTATTTTAGATACATTTGAGAAAGCGTTATTAAAAAATGCTCAAAATGAAACATCGATCAAATCAACTGATAGTTTCAAACAACTAGAAGAACATAAGGTAATGAGAGATCAAAGTAATGTGTTTGAAGACATCCACTTTGATATAGAATTAACTGATGATTTTGCAAAACTAATAAAACAAGGATTTAAAACAGCAGCTAATGGGTCGGTTCAAATTGATATAGATAAAAGTGATTTATCAGAACATATTAGTTTGATGAGTGATGTATTAATTCAACAAGAAAATGAATTCCGTGAATTATTGCAACTACAGACGGAAAAACTTGAACAAGAGAAAAAAAACGGAGTGATAAGTACTGAAAGTGTTGAGAGGTTAGAAATTATTTCGGAAGCTATTTCAACGGTAACTAATATTGAACAAGAATTATTAACGAAGTATGAAAGTTTACCATCCGTTTTAAAAGATGTTGATAAAATTAAACCTTTACAAAATCAAGTAAAAAATAATTTATCATTAGCTGCTTTAGATGCTGAAATCAAAAAATCTACTACACTTTTTGGTGTATTGCAGGAATCCAGCAAAAAATTTGCTTCAGGACTTGAAACATTAGATGCAGCAAGTGAAAAAATGGCGGGTGTATTTGATGGTGTGGATGCAGGTATTGGTAGAAATTTTACAGAAGCAAATAATTCAATTTCAAGAATAGGTGAATTATTCTCATCGGTGGGAAAACCTTTAGCTATGTTTGCAGCGACAGCAGCATTAGCTGCAAATGCTATAAAAACATTCCACGAACGATTGGATGTTGATAGATCTTATAATGGTAATGGAGATTTAACCGATACATTAAAAAATATTGAATTGACAACACATTATTCCCCAGAAGAAATGAAACAATTATCTGAAAGTATTTCTGGTACATTTGGAATGTCACTTAATCATAATAGAAAAGATTTAGAAAAAATAGCATTAAAAAAGAGATTGTCAGAAAAAGTTATGGGTAAAGAATATGCCGAGAATCAAATGGAAGCTATGGAATCCTTGAAAGATGTGATGAGTTCGAATAGTCCGATGGCATTAATGGAACACCTTAGTGGTGAAACAAGTGTTTTAGCAAAAACGATGGGTGTTTCGAATAAATTAGCTCTTCAACAAATAAAAGCTATTGCGGAAAACACCAAAGAATTGACTAAAGGAATGTCCCAAGATATTAAATCCCAAATGCAAGATACTATTACAGAACTTACAGTCGGATTGAGAGCTAATATGTCAGAAGAGGCAGCAAATAATTTAGTGAAGGAAACAACAGAGACTGTTCAAGATGATGAAAAAAAATCAGCAACAATATCAAGAGTAAATAATATATCAAAAATTCCCGGTTTTGATAAAGCTCAGAAATTTTTACAATCTCAATTATCCATGATGGGGGAGACACAAACATCATCAACTAAACTTATGTCAAAACAATGGAAAAACATGGATACCGATGAGAGAAAAAGAGCGGTAAGAATACAAGCAGCTTATTTACAGGTTGAAAAAATTGCAAAAATGGAAGCTGCTGATAAAAAAGATTCAGCCACAACCACTTCTGAACGAGTACATGCACAAAATATGCAAAATGTTGTTCAGGATGGTTCTTCATCTGAATTAGGTCAAGTTATAAAAATTTATAAAAATGTTATTGGTTCATCAAAAAAACAAAAAGCTGCTATTGAAACTAACAAAATATTAAAACAATCTCAAAAATATAATAAAACGATTGAAACTATTTTACTTGCGAATGGAATTACAAAAAGAGAAGACAAAACTAAAGGTATAGAACAAATAAGAAGTCAATTTGGACCTGAAAAAGGGTCAAAGGAAGATAAAAAATATAATAATGTATTATTAAAGGCACTTAAAGCCAAAGCCGCAGGAGCTACCATAGAGGGTAAATCTATAAACACTAATGGTAAAACAGTAGATGAAATAAAAGCATATTTGGCGAAATCAGGTATGACTCAAGGAGAAATACAATCAATTGATATTGATGCATTTTTTGCTACTATGGGCGAAACTATCGAGAAAAAAATATCGAATGCAAAGAGTACAGGACAAAAAGATTTAAATGGATTAAATATTTCAAAATTTTCTAAGCTTGAGAATGATGATAAATTAGATGTTAAAAGAATGAAATTAAATAGTACAGGTGTTGAAAATACTGAATGGGATGCTACGACAGCATTAATCAAAGCGAATAAAGCTATGGAAGAAGGTATTTTAGGTATTACTAATATAGGATTACCTGCATTTGATAAAATGTTGAGTGTAGTATCCAATAATTTAGGATTGTTTGGTGTTGCACTCGTCGCGTCTTCATTCAATTTTAAACCTAAAAAATTATTTAAAAAAATCCCAGGTTTATCTAAATTGGGACAAATTGGTACAACAACAGGAGCTTCAAAAGGATTGACAAGTAAATTTTTTTCATCAATCACAGGATTTTTTAAAAAAATGCCGGGAATGTCTAAGGTAGGCGGTGTAGTTGGTAAAGTAACAGGAGGAACATCTAAGATAGCAGGTGGATTAGGTAAAGTGTTGGGAATTGCTTTAAAACCTCTAGGAGCATTGGGGAAGATGATTCCGGGTGTAGGATGGATGATGGCAGCTACCCAAGCAGTTACTGGTGCGATGGATGGATTCAAAAATGCTGGTAAAATTTTTCAAAAAGATAAAATTGATAAAAAAATGAATCTTAAAGATGCAAAAAAATTTGGTGCAGTGGGAAGAAATGACCAAGGTGACTTTATTGATAAATACGGTGAATTAGTACGCAAATCAAATACCTTCTCAGAAAAATTATCTTCAAGTATAGGTGGTGCATTGAGTTCATTAACAATGGGGTTTGCAGACGCAGGAAAAATTTCACATTGGTTAGATGATACATTTTCTTCTACTTTCGGTTCATTAGGTACTACTATCGATAAAATGAAAGAAAGTTTTGGATTTTTGGGGGATACCTTAAATAATTTCTTCTCAGGTGATTTTGATGCGATGGAAGTTAGTTTTGATGCTTTTACCACTAGTTTTTCTGAAGGAGTAAGTGCATATACTTCACTCATCACTAATTATATTAAAGATTTGACTGGTATTACTCCTTCAATAGATGGTATTAAAACAGCGTTCTCAGATGCAATAACCACTTTGTCGGATAAGTTTACAGCGGTAGGTGAATGGTTTGGAAAATTAAAAACATGGATTAGTAAAAAATTCAGCATGCCTAGTTTACCAAGTTGGCTTGGAGGTGACGATAAGGATGATGAAAAAGATAAAAAGAAAGAAAAAGAAAGTGATTCCAGTTGGTCTTTGTCTAGTGTAGTACCGAGTTGGCTTGGAGGGAGCGATAAGGATAATAAAAAGAAAAATAAAAAAATGATTGAAACTAATGAAAATTTAAGTAAGAAATCGACGAAATTGGTTCTACCAGAAACAGAGCTTCCTGATAAAAAAGTTGAACAGAAAAAAGTTGAACACCCTGAACCAATAATCAAAAAAAGAATAAAACCGCGTAATAAAATTAAACATGAAATAGAATTAGAAGAAGCAAACAGTTTTATTACTAAAAAAAGAAAACAGGATATAAAAAAACGATTAAATCGAATGAAGGACGGTAGTACTTATAAAATGGCGAATGAAAAGATTCAATCAACATTGCCTGATACACCTGAAAATAAAAAGAAAAATTATAGTATTGAAGTTAAAAACAGAAGAATTAAATCATCAAAACGAATAATTGATGATGTGAAAGCAGGACGTAGTAGAAATGGTCATTTATTAAGAATTGATAGGATGTCAGATGATGAAAAAATCGCTTTAATGAAAAAAGAAAAAAAGAAAAATTCATCTTTAAAAAATAATAAAAAAACATCTCAACATATTATTGCAGCAACAAATAAAAAGAAATCACCCCGACAAAATTTAGAAACTGACAAAAATGTAATAGAAAATAATAAAAAATCGACGACACATCATTTGAAGGTATTATCACTTAACACTAAAAAAATAATTAAGCCTAAGCCAGTAATAGCGAAGAAAAAGATAATTGGTAAGAAGATAAATATCGATGATCAAATCGAAGAAGCGATGAAATTGATGATGAAAAACAATACTCAAGAAATTATCAATCAAAAAATAAATCAGCAAATGAAAATTCTAGCATCGGATAAATCAACAACTTATCAAAAAGTAAGTGTGATGAAAAAAATCAAATTATTGAAAATGAGTAAAAAATCGATTGAAAATAAAGAACAAAATAAAGTTTCAAATATTAAATCTTCAATGACTAGATCGGGAAAAACAAAAAAAGAAATTTTAAAATATTTTAACCAACAAAATAGTCAACATCAACAAATAAATAGTGATAGTACTCCATCAGTAAACTATGATAAAATAAAAAAAGAATTTAACAATGCTCGGATTAAACGTATTAAAAAAAGATATAACGTTAAATTTGAAAAACTGTTACCCGATACACCGGAAAATAAAAAGAAAAATAAAAGAATTCGTCGCCATAATAAAAGAGCATTAAGAGAAAAAAAGAAAATGGATTCTCAAATAAGTTTGGTTCATCGTTCGAGTGACTCACAAATAAAAGCATTGAAAGAGAATATAGGAGAATTAACGAAATCAGGAAATTCAACTGATGCTCCAACTGATGATTTAAAAAAAGAAACTAAACATCGAGATTGGAAAAAAGAAAGAGCAGCAAAAGTCCTGAAAATGGCAGGCATCGAAAAGAAATCAGGAAATTCAACTGATGCTCCAACTGATGATTTAAAAAAAGAAGCGATTAAACAATTAGTATATAAAAAAATGGTTTTTGATGAAAGTAATTATGCTGATGGATCAACATTAGATGATTATATAAATATTGCAAAGAAAGAAATTGAACAAAAAACAAAAAATATGGATAAAGGCGAAAAAAAGAAATTTTTTAAATCGGTAACAACCAAACAAACAGTGGATAAATCAGAATTATCAAAAGTTGAAAAATGGTTTAAATCAACTAAAAAAAATAGGGTTGACAAAATTCAAAGAACATTTGATGATAGTAAAAGCATAGCAATAAACAAATTTAAAAAAAACGATGAATATAAAAAATTAAATTTAAAAGCTAATAGTAAAAAACATATCATATCGCATGATGCTAAACATTGGACTACCGATGATAGTGAAAATGTTACAGATAATGAAAATATAGATGAAGCAAAAAGAATATTATCGGAAAAACTTGATTGGGTTACAAATAATATTAAGGTTAAAGGGGTAGGTTTAGATAAAAATGATCTTTCTGAATTAGAAGATGAACGAATGCAGGAAATGAGCCCTAATGAACTCATCGAATATTACCAACAAGTGACTTCCAAAAAGAAAAAAGCAATGCCCGATTTAACACAAAAAACTAATGATAAAAAAGGTCTAAAATCTAAATTATCGAATATCGGTACACCTAAATTAAATTCGTCTAAATCTTCGATATCAACTTCAGGAGGTAATAAATCCAATCTTGATAATCCTGATCAAACATCAGGTACCCAACCTAATAGTGAAATGTTACAGGTTTTAAAAGATATAAGAGATTCAAGCAAAAATCAAGAGAAACATCTAGAAACACACACAAAAGAAAAAGTAAAATCAAATACGATTGCTGAAAAACATATAAAACAAACTATTGCTATGACCGATGTTAATAGACAAAGGAATAATAATATAATGTCTATGATTGAATAAAATTGTAAAATAAATCATATATAATAAAGAGGATGATAATGGAAATTTTGAATGAAAAATTAACAACCATATATAATGATGAGATGATGAATGAATCGCCGAGTCCCATGTGGATGACATATATGGATGCATTCACACAATTCATTGGTCAAAGTGAAAAAAGATTTGATAGATATGCAACTTATGAAGAAATGGATAGATATCCAGAAATCCATCTCGCTTTAGATATTTTATCAACTGAAATGTTTTCATTTGAACCAGTTTCAAATACACCATTTATATTTGATACGATGGGTAAAGTTCCTGAAAATATTATGTCTAAAGCGATGAGTAGATTTACAGAAATTCTTAAATTAAAAACAGTGTTACCATTTGCAGTTAGACAATCTTTGAAATATGGTGACTCTTTTTATTTTGTTGTTAAAGATAAGGATAAAAAGATAGTGGGTTTAAGAAGAATTGAAAATAAAGACATTGACTTTATTGAATATGATGAAGTAGGAATAAACCCCTTAAATTATTATATATCTAAAGTTAAAATTGATGATGCTCAATTAGGTAGTTATTTACAATTTTTGAAATTTCAAGGGTTAGAACAAGCTACAACTAATGATTCTACTTCTATTCAATCTAAAGAAGGTGATGAATATTACATTATTCCGTCACCAAGTATGTTACGGTTCATGCATAAAGGGGAGAATTCACAATTTTTCCCTTTTGGTGAAAGTTATTTAGAATCTATTTTCCCGTATTGGAAAAAGGTTTCATTGCTTGAAGACTCATTAATCATTTATAGAATTGTAAGAGCTCCTGAAAGAAGAGTTTTTTATATTGATGTTGGTAAAGCACCTACTAAAATTGCTGAAAAAGTTGTTACTCAAACAAAAGAAGAGATTAAACGACGAAGAACAGCAGCTTCACAAGAGAATAAGGAAATGGGGATTACCTCAACATTCAACCCTTTATCAATGCAAGAAGATTATTTCTTTGCTCAACGCGCAGACGGGAGGGGATCGAGAGTTGAAACATTACCTGGAGCTTGTTTATCATTAGATATAAAAATTCCGCTATTAGATGGAAGAGAATTAACTCTTCAAGAAATAATTGATGAATGGGAAAATAATAAAGAAAAAGTAAATTGGGTTTATTCATGTAATCCAATAACAGGTGAATTAGCACCAGGAAAAATTACTTGGGCAGGAATAACAAGAAGAAACGCTAAAGTTATGAAAATAACATTAGATAATGGAGAGGCGATTACATGTACGCCAGATCATAAATTTCCTATTAGAGATATTGGATTTGTTGAAGCTAAAGATTTAAAAGAAGGTCAAAGTTTAATTCCATTTAGAAAAAGGTATGAAAATATTTCTAAAAATAGGAATGAATATGAACAAGTTTTTGACGTTAGTAAAAATGAATGGATTTTTACTCATAGAATGGTAGCTAGTTATTTTAAAGAAAATATACTGACGTATGAAATTGATGGAAAAAAGGATACTATTCATCATCAAAATTTCAATAGATTTGATAATACACCAAAAAATCTTGTTTGGATGAATAATAAAGATCACTGGAAATTCCATCAAGATAAATCTTTTACTAAAGAGGAATGTATAAAAGGTGCAATAGCAGCAAAAAAAGCATTTGAAGAAAATGTAAAAAAAGATCCAGAAAAATACATAAACTTTATTAAAAAAGTTAGAGATAATAAACAGAAATTCTGGGATGAAATGAATCCTGAGCAATATGCTTGGATCAAACAACAAATGAAAGATGGATTAGCTAAAAAAAGAAAAGATTCAAATTATGAAGAAAAGTATATTGAGAAACAAACAATTAATGCTATTAAGGGTTCTAAAGCAAGACTTAAAAAACAAATGTATAATCCTGAATTTAAAGCTAATGTTTATGAAAAATCTGGTAAATCATTGAGTGAAAAGATCAAAAATGATAAAGAATATTATTATAAATTAAAAACACATTTGAATAAAGTTCATCAACCTTGGAAAAATAAAAAAACCATATTTGACAGAACAATGCTAGAAATGATTATAACAATAATAAATGATAGTGGATTAATACAAAAAAATAAATTATTGGATTATTTAAATAATGATTTTCAATTTATGAAATATTTCCAACAAATTAATTTAATTGATGATAATAAAGGTATTGATAAACGTAATTTAGATACATTTGCTAATCAACATATGGATAAATTATTAAAGCGATTTAACTATAATGGATGGAAAGATTTTATATCAAAAATTCCAGTTTATAATCATAAAATAGTGAAAATTGAAACCCTTGATTATGGAATAGATGTAGGAACAATTACAGTAGATGGAAATGAAGAACTACAGGATCATCATACGTTCGCACTTAGTTCTGGAGTATTTACAAAAAATAGTAATTTAGGCGAAATAGCTGATGTAAATTACTTTTATAAAAAATTAATAAATGGTATGCGAGTCCCTGCATCATATTTTAATACAGAAAATCCTCCTACATGGAATGATGGAAAAGTGGGTAGTGCATTAGCTGAAGAAGCTAGGTTTGGAAAATGGTTGACAGAAATAAGGGAACAGTATCTTTTTTCATTCAAAACATTATTCATTGAATTTCTAAACGAATATGGTATAAGTCTTACTCCTGATCAATTAGTGATGAAATGGCGAGAATCTATTAATGTGGAAGAGAATCAAGAATTAGAGAAACTAATTCAACGACAGTCAGTATTTACAGGTTTCCCTATGGAACAATTTGCACCTACTTTTTTACAGAAAAAAGTTCTTGGTTGGTCCGAAGAAGAAATACAAGAAAATATAACACAATTAAAAAAATGGAACAAAATTTCTTCATCTATTGAAGGAATGTAGAAAAAATTATCATCATATAAATAATCTTATAGATTAATAAAAAGGAGCTTAAAATGGCTTGGTATGATGGTAATGATACAACTTTGGTAAGTGGAGCACCTTCCGCATCTGATGCGTTTGCAGACTCGAAAGCGACTGGTGGTGATGCGTTTGGTTCACCCGCTTTTAATACAGGTGGTGATGGAAAGCATAATGTTGAGGATGTTGAAGTAAAAATGGCACACCGTTTCAGACTTAAATTTGGTGTGTTTAGAGCGGTAGGTCATCATGTGAAAACGGTTGATAAACCTAATGTTACTTTTGCAGAAGTGGAAGTAGCAAAATTAAATACAAAAGTTTATTTTGCGGGTAGGAAAACACAAGATGCTGCTAATCTAGAGATGGATGATTCATTGGATGGTGCGGTTTCTAGAGCAACTCAAACTCAATTACAAAAACAAGCTAACTTTGATAATAATTATCACGCTAAATCAGCAGCAGCATACTTTTTTAATATGACTGCGGAAGAATTGACTGGTGATGGTGCCGCACTAATGGCGTGGTATTATCATAAATGTGTTGTTATGTCTTGTAATTATGGTACATTAGATTATTCTGATGATGCTGGATTATCATCGATAACATTGTCTGTGAGATATGCTAACTTCACTACTTGGATGCCTAGTTTTGATTGGGGTACAGCTGTTGATGATTCAACTGATAGCTCGAATGCAACTACTTCATCTGCTTTTGCAACTGCATAATTTAAAATAAATTAAAAAGTAACTATTTCTTTCTTTTTTCAATTTTCCTAATAAATAATAGAAATATTATATAGGAGAATTGAATGTCTACATTAAAAAAAATGGTCGATGCTATATCAAATGAAAATTTTGATGAAGCTCGTGAAACCCTCACACATACCCTTGCTCAATATATGGCGGGAAAAATAACACTTACTAATAAGGATATATTTGAAAATGCTTCAATAACAGAAGGAAGATATAAATGTCTGAATTGTGATGAAGAATTTGATACGACCGATCATTCGGAACAAATGCAGGTAGATGGAGATTTGGTGTGTCCTTCATGTGGTTCGGATAATATTGAGCCTTACGAGTATGAAATTGAGGATTAAGTAATGAATTCTTTATTGATCGAACAATTAAATCCAAACCAAGCTAATTTACAAGAAAGTATTCAAGATGGAAAAAACTGGTATCTTGAAGGTATTTTTATGCAATCAGAGGCTAAGAATGGTAATGGTCGAATATACCCTCGAAATGTTTTGACGGAAGCGGTTGATAAAATAAATGACAAAATGTCTAAAGGGTATACTGTTCTTGGTGAATTAGAACATCCTGATGTTTTATCTGTAAATCTTAATAATGTGTCTCATGTTATTGAAAGTTTCAAATGGTCTGGAAATGATGTTATTGGTCGTGCAAAAATATTAGATACACCAAAAGGTGAAATTGTTAAAGCTTTATTAAAAGAAGGGATTAAGTTAGGTGTTTCATCTAGAGGTTCCGGTTCAACAGCTCAAGAAAATGGTATTGTGATGGTGGAATCATTTGATTTAATTACTGTTGACATAGTTGCAACGCCCTCAGCCCCTGAAGCCTTTCCTAAAAGCTTACAGGAATCATTGGATGTAATTTATAATGATCCTAAAATCAAACCGTTAAGTGAAGCAATTTTAGAAGATTCTGCAGCACAACAGTATTTTACCAAAGAAATACAGAAGTTTTTGAAATCAGTAATAAATAAAAATAAATAAAAGAAAAATGAGGAGACGCTATGATGACAGAAATCTTAAAATCATTATTAGAAAATAATGTTTTAACGGATGAGGTCAAAGATGCATTAGAAATTTCTTTGGTAGAAGCTTTTGAAACTCAACGTAAAGAGATTGAAGAAAGTGTAGAACGTAATGCCCAAGATAGTTTTGAAGTTGCAAAAACCAAATTTGAAAAAACTTATAAACAGCTTGAACAAAATTATCAAATTAAGTGCGATTCATTAATTTCTGAAAAAGAAATCTTGACAAAAGAATTGGAATCGATGGAAGAAACTATCGAAACCTTAGAAACCAAGCCTTTTGTAAATCTATCGGTTGATGATATGAATGATGCAGAAAAAAAACTTGTTGAGGAATTAGAAGCTAAATATGAAAAAGCTTTTGAATTAGCAAAAGAAAAATTCAATAAGACATTTGACATCATTAATGAAGAACAATCTAATATTGTACTTGAATTAAATGAAGTGATTGAAGAACAAAAAATAGAAACAACTAAACTCACAGAAGAAAATGATCATCTTCTTGATTTAAATAGATCATTGGAAACT